GGCGTCGAGGTCAGCGTGATCTTCGACTTCGGCGTCGGCGCCATCGACTGGCGCGGCGCCTGGTTCAACCCGGGCACCTGATCCCGGCTCACCCCTTCCATCGTGAACCCACGCAGAGGGCGTCCTTCGGGACGCCTTCTGCGTTTCTGGAGACCCCATCCTCATGCGCAACTTCGTCCAGCCGGGCGACAGCCTGGCCGTCGCCGTCCCCTATGCGGGCGGCGTCACCGCAGGCCAGGGCGTACTCGTCGGCGCGCTCTTCGGCGTCGCCGCCGTCGATGGCGCGCAGAACGCTGTCATCGAGGCCGCCACCCAGGGCGTCTTCGACCTCACCAAGGAGCCGGCGCTCGCCATCTCCGCCGGCGCGCGGGTCTTCTGGGACAACACCAACCGCCGCGTCACCGCCACCGCGACCGGGAACTTCTCGATCGGCATCGCGACGGCGGCGGCGCTGGCCGCCGACGCCACCGTCCGCGTCTGGCTCAACCGCGTCCCGGCGTCCGGCGCATGAGCGGCGATCCGAAGCTCAGCCGGGGCTACCGCAACCGCAATCCCGGCAACATCGAGCATGTCGCCACCAACAAGTGGCTCGGGCTCGTCGATCCACCGTCGGACGGGCGGTTCTGCCGCTTCCGCTCGCACCAGCACGGCATCCGCGCCCTCGCCCTGCTGCTGCAGAGCTACCAGGACCGGCACGGCCTGCGCACGGTCCGCGGCATCGTCGCGCGCTGGGCGCCGAGTAGCGAGAACGACACCCGGGCCTACCAGGCGGCGGTCGCCGCGCGGCTCGGCGTCGGGCTCGACGATCCCATCGACCTGCACGATGCGGCGACCATGCGCGACCTGGTCGAGGCGATCATTCGCCATGAGCTCGGCGGCATGCCCTACCCGCCGGAGACGATTGCCGACGGCCTGCGCATGGCGGGGCTGGTCCAGCCCGGCTTGTCCCAGAGCGGCACTGTGCGCGCGGCAGCGGGCTCGGTGGTCGCCGGCGTCACGGCGGCGGCGGTGGTCGATGCCGTCACCACGCTGGCGCCGCATGCCGAGGGGCTGGCCGCGGTGCTGCGGGCGCTCGGCCCCTGGGGCGTTGCCGCCGCGGTGATCGGCGTCGCGGCCTGGACCATCCACCAGCGGCTGCAGCGGCATCGGGAGGTGACCCGATGACGGACCACGACCGCGAACTCGGCACCATCGTCGCCCGGCTGACCGAGATCGAGCGGCGCCTCGCCGAGGGTGACAAGGACATGCGCGAGCTCACCCGCACCGTGACCGAGCTGGTCAAGGCGATGGCCGGGCTGACGGCGCGGCTGTCGCTGGCGGCGGGCGGGGTGCCGGGCGCGTCGCCGGCCATCCCCGCCACCGGTGCGGCGGCGGCCGGCGGCATCGTCGGCGCGGCGGTCGGCGCGAAGCTCGCCTCCTGGCTCGGGCTGGGCTGATCCGACATGGGCGTGTTCGACGATGCGCTGGCGGTCCTCGCTGCTGACCCGAACCTCGGATTGGAGGCGACCTACCGGTCGGCGGGCACCGGCGCGCCCGTGCCCCTCCGCATCCTGCGCTCCAGCCCCGACCGGGTGGTGGACGCTTTCGACACGCCGCTGCTGCGCGCGACCGACGTGCTGAGCGTCAGCATCGCCTTGCTGCCGGCCATCGAGGCAGGCGACACCTTCACCATCGGCGTGGATGTGCTGACGGTGGACAGCGCGGAGCGGGATGCCGCCGGGGTGGCCTGGCGTGTGCTCTGCCGGCGGTAGGCGGTGCGCCTCACCGCCATCGTCGGCGACCTGCGCGAAGCGCTGGCCGAGGAAGTTCGCGCCGGCGAGCGCGCCGCCTCCCGGGCGGTGCGCGCCGAGACCGACGCGCTCAAGGGGGAGCTCCGCGGCCAGGTCACCGGCTCGCTCGGCGGCAAGGCGCGCGGCATCGCCAACGCCTGGCGCTCGCAGGTCTTCCCCCGCACCGGCGTGTCGATGCGCGCCGCTGGCCTCGTCTGGAGCAAGACGCCGTTGGTGATCGACGCCTTCGAGCGAGGCGCTCTGATCCGGCCGAAGGGCGGCGGGCGGTTCCTGGCCATTGCTACCGGCTTCAACGCCGCTCGCGGCTGGCGCGGCCGCGGCGACAAGGGGCTGCGCGTGACGCCTGCCCAGATGGTCGCGTCCGGTCAGGGCTTCCTGCGGCCGTTCCGGTCCGGCCGCGGCTTCGTCTGGTGCCTGCCGCTGCGCCAGGGGACGCAGACCGGCCGGCGTCGCCGGACCCGTCTGATCGCCGGCGGCGCGGCTGAGGTCGGCACCGCCAACCGCAAGGGCCGCGAGGCCTGGGCCCGCGGCCTGCTCGAACAGGGGATGGTGCCGATGTTCCTGCTGCTGCCGCAGGTGAAGCTGGCCAAGCGGCTCGACGTGCGCGGCGCGTCGCTCCGCGCCCTGCGGCGCCTGCCACGGCGCTTCGTGGCGGCCTGGGAGGCCGAGACCGGGAGGTCCGCGTGAGTGTGCGCGAGACCGCCCTGGCCGCCCTGTCGGCCCGCCTGGGCGCCGCCCTGGCCACCCGGAACCCCGCACCGAAGATCCTCCGCAACGAGACTGTGCCGCATCGCCTGCCGCCCGGCGGGCTGGTGGTGGTCCGCGACGGCGAGACGGTGGAGGAAACCGCCATCCTCTCGCCGCTCGCCTGGGCGATCGAGCACCGCGTCGAGGTCGAGGTCGTCGCGACCACAGGCGCCCTCCTCGACGCGCTGCTGGTCGACATCGCAGCGGCGATCGCTAGCGACCGCACCCTCGGCGGCGCGGTCGATTGGGCGCAGCCCGGCGCGCCCTCCTTCGATGACGCCGAGGCCGAGGGCGCCGCTGCGGCGCGCGCCGCCTCCGTCCCCGTCACGCTGTCCTTCACCGTCGCCGGCTCGCCGCTGGCCTGACAGGAGCTTCCAATGCCCCGTGCCATCGGCGCGAACTCGCGCCTGCTCATGATCGCCGAGGTCACCTATGGCACCGCCCCGGGCGGCAACTGGCGGCGCCTGCCCTTCCTCTCCTGCAACCTCGGCGCCGAGCAGCCGTTGCTCGACGCCGACGTCATCGGCCTCGGCGGCAATCGCGACCCCGCCGCGCCGTTCTTCGACACCGTCACGGTCGAGGGCGACGTTGTCGTGCCGGTCGACCTGATCAACATCGGCCATTGGCTGCGGCTGCTGCTCGGCGCGCCGACCACCACCGGCACCAACCCGAACTTCACCCACACCTTTGGTTCGGGTGCGGCCACGCTGCCCTCGCAGGCGATCGAGATCGGCTATCCCGACGTCCCGAGCTTCGACGTCTGCGCCGGCGTGCGCGCGGACGCGCTGGAGATCGACTTCAGCCCGACCGGACCGGCGACAGCCACGATCAAGCTGATCGCCCAGGGCTCGACGCGCTCGGGCTCGTCCTCGGGCGGCACGCCGGTCTCGGCGGCCTACACCGCCTTCAACAAGGCGCAGGGCTCGATCAGCCGCGGTGGGTCCGCGCTGGCGCAGGTCACGGGCGCGCGGCTCGCCTACTCGAACAGCGTCGAGGCGGTGCGCACCATCCGCGCCGACCGCAAGATCGAGGGCGCGGATCCCGGCATCGCGCGCGCCACCGGCCAGATCACCGCACGCTTTGCGGACACCACGCTGCTGACGCAGGCGCAGAACGGCACCGCGGCGGAGTTCGCCTTCGCGTTCACCATCGACGCCAACCGCAGCCTCACCTTCACGCTGCACGAGGTCTACCTGGCGCTGGCGAAGACCCCGATCGAGGGGCCAGCCGGCGTCGAGGCGAGCTTCGAGTTCCGCGCCGCGTTCAACACGACTGCCACCCGCATGATGACCGCCGTACTGAAGAACCAGCAGGCGGGGACGGATTATGCGTGACGTTGGTGACGTTCAGCGCGGCTTCGGCGTGGCATGCCGATGCACGCGCTTTGCGCTGGGCGCAGGCATGACATTCACCCGGCCCAACCGAACACCGCGTTCTGCAATTAGAGCCTCTGCGAATGGTCGGACCGCCTGCGCCTGTCCGCGCAGCAGCGCGACCTCGACACACTGATGTGCATCCAGGTGCGCGTGCAGCGTCGCGACGCCGATGTCGTGGTGGGCGTGCTGTGCATTCAGCAGCCTCCGACCGAGCTCGCGCTCCTCATGGTCATAGACGAAGGAGACGACGGCAACGCACTCACCTTGCAGGGCGCCACCCTCTTCCTCAGCCGCACGTGCCAAGCCGCCATGCAGCAGATCGCGCACCGCCTCAGAGCGGTTGGCATAGCCACGCCGCGTCATGAATTCGTCCAGCGCCGCCCCGGTCTCGTCGTCGAGCGTGATGGTAACCCGCTGCGTCATCGCCTCTCCTCCAATGGGCGAAGCCTACCAGCTTGGCGCCGGCACCACGACGCAGGGCGGGTGGTATGACGATGTTTGTCATTCGTCTTATCGCCCCCTAGGATTGCGCCTCTATCCGGAGACGACCCTGCCATGCCCGGCCTGCTTGCCCGCGCCAGCCGGCGCACCCTGATGCTGGTGTTGCTCGCGCTGCCCTGCGTCGCTGGCGCTCAGGAACCAAGACGCGGCGGCGCGGCGGTGATCGCGGTCGTCGGCGATCCCGGCCACCTCAACCCTGCCATCTCCACCGCCGGACCGCTGCACGCCGTCGCAGGATCGCTGTTCAACGGCCTCGTCGCCCTGGACGAGGCGGGCAGCCCCGTGCCCGACCTCGCGGAATCCTGGCAGGTCTCGCCGGACGGCCTCACCGTGACCTTCAGGCTTCGCTCAGGCGTGCGCTGGCACGATGGCCGGCCCTTCACGGCCGAGGACGTGCGGGTCAGCTTCACCGAACTGCTACTGCGCCACCATGCCCGCGCCCGCGCCGGCCTCGCGCCCGCTGTCGCGGCGGTGGAGACCGACGGGCCGCTCGGCATCGTCTTCCGCCTGCACCGCCCGCATCCCGCGCTGCTGCGCCAGCTCGACGTGACGGAGGCGCCGATCCTGCCCGCGCATCTCTTCGCCGGCACCGATCCCACCACCAATCCCGCCAACCAACGCCCCATCGGCACAGGCCCCTTCCGCTTCGAGAGCTGGCGGCGCGACGATTCCGTGGTGCTGCTCCGCAACCCCGACTATTTCAAGCCCGGCCTGCCGCGGCTGGACCGCGTTGTCTTCCGCGTCATCCCGGACACGAACACGCAGGTCAACGCGCTGCTGGCGGGCGAGGTGGACATGTTAGCCCGCGTCTCCGCCGCCGACGCTGAGCGCCTGCGCGGCCGCGGCGTGACGCTGATGGAGACGCGCGCGGCGGCCGGCGGCTCCAACTGCATCATGACGCTCTCCTTCAACCTGGATCGACCGTTGACGGGCCGGCTCGAGGTCCGGGAAGCCTTCGCGCTCGGGCTCGACCGGCGGCGCATGCTGGAGCAGGTCGCCTTCGGCCAGGGCCGCGTCGCCGAGGCACCGATCGCCTCGGGGATCGGCGTCGCGCATGCCCCGGGCGCGCTCGCGGCATGGCGCTTCGATCCGGCCGAGGCCAACCGGCGCCTCGACGCGGCCGGCCTGCAGCGCGGCGCGGATGGAACCCGCGCGACGCTCGACATCCTGCTCTTCCCCGCCTTCGCGCGCTGGGCGGAGACGATGCGCCAGAACCTCGCGCCACTCGGCATCGCGCTCCGCGTGCGCACCATGGACCCCGCCGCCTTCGCCCAGGCCGTCTTCACGCGCCGCGACTTCGACCTCGCGCTGATCTCCTACTGCAACGGCACCGACCCCGAAATCGGCGTGCGCCGGATGGTGCACTCCTCGGCGGTCGGCAATGTGCCCTTCTCCAACGCGGCCGGCTATCGCAATGCCGAGGTAGACGCGCTGTTCGACCGCGCCGCAGCGCAGGGGAACGAGGCCGCGCGGGGCGAGGCCTATCGCGCCGCCCAGGCGATCCTGGCGCGCGACCTGCCCTATTGGTGGCTGGTCGAGACCGACTTCACCGCGGCCTGGCGCGACGATCTGTGCGACTTCGCGCCCTGGACCGGCCAGGTGGCCGAACGCGCCTGGCGGCGGCGCTAGCGCCGCGTGCTGGGCTTCCTGCTGCGCCGCGTGGTCTTCGGGCTGGTCGCGGTGCTCGCGGCGGCGAGCCTCGCCTTCCTGTTGGCCTGGCACGCGCCGGGCGGTCCGGCGGTGGGGCTCGCCGGTGAGTATGGCGCGCCCGGCTACCTGGAAGAGGTCGCGGCGCGCTTCGGGTTGGATCGCCCGGCCTGGCAGGTCTGGCTGGACTGGATCGGTCGGCTGCTGCGCGGGGATCTCGGCACCTCCTGGCGCGAGGGCGCGCCCGTCGCCGCCCTGATCGCCGAGCGCCTGCCGATCACCCTGGCGCTGACCCTCGGCGGCGCCGCGCTGGCGGTGCTGGCCGGGACGCTCATCGGGCTTGCGGCCGCGGCTTGGGACACACGGTCCTGGCCGGCAGCGGCCCTTGCCGCGCTGCATGCGGTGCCGGGCTATGTCGCGGCGCAGGCGCTGGTCGTGGTCTTCGCGCTCTGGCTCGGGCTTCTGCCCGTACAGGGCATCGCCGATGCGCGCGACCCGGCGACGGGCGGCCTCGCCGTGCTGGGCGAGCAGGCGCGGCATCTCGCCCTGCCGATGCTGGCGCTGGCCTTGCACCAGCTGTGCTTCATCGGGCTGCTGGTGCGCGCGGGGCTGATCGGAGAGATGCGCCGTCCCTACGTCACAGCTGCGATGGCGCGCGGGATGGGGCGCGGTGCCGCGCGGTGGCGCCACGCCCTGCCGAACGCGATGCTGCCGGTCGCGACCCTGACCGCCGCGCGCTTCGGTGGGCTGGTTGGCGGCGCGCTGGTGATCGAGACGGCCTTCGCGCTGCCCGGCCTCGGCAGGCTGGCGGTCACCGCGGCGATCGCGCGCGACCATCCCGTGGTCATCGGCTGCGTCGTCACGGCGGCGGCGATCGCCTGGGGCGCCAATCTGCTGGCGGACATGCTGGCGCCGCTGCTGGATCCGCGGCTGCGGGAGACCGCACGATGACGGCACGCCCTATGGCGCTGGCCGCCCTGGCGGGTCTCTACCTGGCCTGCCTGCTGCTCGCGCCCGGCGGATCGCTGGGGACGCTGCCGGCCGGGCCGGCGCTGCTGCCACCCTCGACGATGCACCCGTTCGGCACGGACGACCTCGGACGCGATCTGCTCGCGGCCACCTTGCAGGGGGGGCGCACCTCGATTGAGGTCGCCGCAGTGGCAACGCTTCTGGCGCTGTGCCTGGGCGTGACGGTTGGGCTGTTGGCGGGCCTCGGACCGCCGGCCGTGGATGAGGCGGCGATGCGCTTCTCCGAGGTGGTGGCGAGCCTGCCGGCGCTGCTGCTCGCTGTGCTCGTCGCCGCGCTGTTCGGGGGCTCGACGGCGAACCTCGCCCTTGTGCTCGGGCTGACGCGCTGGCCTTCGCTCGCCCGCATCGTCCGGGTGGAGGTGCATGCGCTCCGCCGGGGGGAATTCCTGCGCTCCGCCGTGGCGCTCGGTGCCGGGCCCGGGCATCTCGCCCGGCGGCATCTGTTGCCGAACCTGATGGGACCCGTCGCCGCGGCGGCAGCGATCGTCTTCGGCGGAGCCGTCGTGGCAGAGGCATCGCTTGCCTTCGTGGGTCTCGGTGATCCCGCAGCGACCAGCTGGGGCCAGATGGCGGCAACGGGCTTCGCGCTGGTTGGCCGGGCCTGGTGGCCCTGGGCCATTCCAACCGTCACGCTCGTCTTGATGAGCGGACTTGTCGCCCTGGTCGTGGAGCGTTGAGTGGCTGCGCGAGGTGCGAACGCCTTAGCGCATCGCCGCGCATGAGGATGAGCGCAACACGGAAGGGACCGGCGTTGGGCAGGCCGACCCACTACGCGACCGCTGAGGATCAGCGGGCTCGCTCCGACTTTGGCTCGCTGCTGCGACACGAGATCTGAGATCAACATCTCAGCGGCGACGACATTGCTCCGTCGGAGGGCAACCATCCTCGACGGCCGCCCAGCCCTATCACCGATGGAGAACCGCATGCTGACCCTCGACCTCCCGGCCGAGCCTTATTGGCTCGACCTGCCGCGCGGTGTCCGCGTCGAGATCCGCCCTGTGACCACCGCCCTGATGGCGGCCGCCCAGGCGGCCGCCGCGCGCCGACTGGCCGCTATCCGCATCGCCGACCCGGATCTCGATCCCGACATGTCGCGCGGCCTGTCCTTCGCCTTCCTGGTCAAGGCGCTCGCCCGCCACGCCGTCACCGCCTGGGAGGGCGTCGGCGACACCGCCGGCAAGCCGCTGCCGCTCTCGCCCGAGGCGGTCGAGCGCCTGATGGACCTCGACGACATCGCCGCCGCCTTCTGGGACCGCGCCACCGCGCCCGTCGCCGCGGTGGCCGCCGAGGGAAACGGCTGAGGGCTCGCGCCGCCTGGCACTTCGGCCGCGGGCCCGAATACTGCCGCGGCTGCGCCGCCCTCGGCCGCGACTGCGCCGACGCCTGTCCCTACATCTCGCACGCCCCCACCAGCGTTGAGGGCCACGCCTGCTGGGCCGCCGGCACCAGCTGCGCCGATGTCACCATGGCCGGCCTGACGCTCGACACCGCCGGCGCGCTCGCCGCGGCGCGCGAGCTTGGTGCCGCCGGATGGGCCGCCGCCGAACTGCTGCTCGCGATCCGCATCGGCATGGCCGAGGGCGCCACCGCTCGCCGCGAGGGGGAGGGAAAGCCGCATGGCTGATGCTACCCGCCGCGTCTCGGTCCGCCTCTCGCTGGACGATGCCGCCCGGGTCAAGGCCGGGCTGCGCGAGGTCGGCGAGACCGGCCAGCGCTCCCTCGACCAGATCAAGGGTGGCGCCGAGCGCGCCTCCCGTTCCCTCGACCTGCTCGATGTCGCCACCCGCGGCATCCAGATCGCCGGCGTGGCGGTGGCCGCGCGGGCACTTGTGCAGGCCGGCGACGCGCTCACCCAGGGCCTCTCGCGCCTGCAGAACGCCACCGGCTCGGTCGAGCGCGCCGGCCAGGTCTCCGAGGCGCTGTACCGCAACGCGCTCCAGACCGGCGTCGCGGTCTCCGAGAGCGTCGACGCCTTCCAGCGGTTCAGCATCGCCGCCCGCGAGATCGGCGCCACCTCCGACCAGGTGGTCCGCCTCGTCGGCGGGCTGCAGCGCGTCGCCATCGTCTCCGGCGCGTCCACGCAGGAGATCAGCAGCGCCACGCTGCAGCTCGCCCAGGCGCTGGCCTCCGGCGTGCTGCAGGGCGACGAGTTGCGCTCCATCCTCGAGGCCATGCCGCTGCTGGCCGAGGGCCTGGCCCGCGAGCTCGGCGTCTCCATCGGCGAGCTCCGCAAGCTCGGCAGCGAGGGGAAGCTCACCGCCGAGCGGGTCTTCCCGGCGCTGCTGCGAGCGACCGAGCGACTCGGCGCCGAGCTCGACCGCGCCCCGCTCTCGCTTGGCCGCGCCTTCGGGCAGCTGACCGCGGCGACCGAGAATTTTCTGGGCCAGCTCGACCGCGCCATCGGCCTGTCCAACGCGCTGGCCCGCGCCCTCTCGGCCGCAGCCCGCGCGGTGGACAGCGTCCGCCAGGGCGCCGGCCTGCGCAGCGAGGAGGAACGCCTCGCCGGCCTCCGCCGCCAGGCCGAGGCACTATCGGCGCAGATCGGCCGGCTGGAGAGCGAGGGCGACGGCCGCGACAGCCTGCGCGCCCCGGTCCGCCGCGGCAGCATCCGGCCGGGCCTGGTCGGCACCGCCGAGCAGCAGGCCGGCGTCGACAGCCGGGCGCGGCTGGAGGAGCTGCGCCGCGACTACTTCGCCACGCTGGCCGAGATCGACACCGCCGAGCGGGAGTCGCTGAACCGGCGCCTGGAGGAGCAGGAGCGCGCCGGCCAGGCCGCCGCCGATGCCCGCCGGCGCCGCGCCACGCAGGACATCCAGGAGCTCACCCGCGACCTCGACGACCGCTTCCGGATCAACCGGGAGTACGAGGAGCGCGTCCGCCGGCTGCGCGAGGCGGAGGCCGCGGGCGGCGTCACCGCGGCCGAGCGCACCCGCCTCGAGACGCTGGCGCTGCAGGAGCGCGACGAGGCGCTGCGCCGGCTGGAACCCCGCATCGCCGCCGTGCGCCGTGCCAGCACCGAGGGCGCACGGGAGGCCCGCGACGCCGAGCGGCAGCTGAACGACCTGCTGCGCGAGCGCGAGCGGCTGATCCAGGACAATGAGACCGCCTACGAACGCTACCAGCGCCGGCTGGAACGGCTCGGCGACCTGGTGCAGCGCGCCGAGCGCGCCGGCCGGCCGATCCCCGACGAGACGATCGGCCGGGAGGCGCAGCGCGCGCTGGAGGATCTGGAGGAGGCCGAACGCCGGCTGCAGCGCAGCACCGAGGGCACGCGGGAGGCAGCGCGCGAGTTGGGCTTCGCGTTCTCCTCAGCCTTCGAGGACGCGATCGTGCGCGGCGACAAGCTGTCCAAGGTCATGCAGGGCCTGCTGCAGGACATCACCCGCATCATCGCGCGGCGCACCATCACCGAACCGCTGGGTAATGCCGTCTCGGCCGGCCTCACCAGCCTGGGCGCCGGCAGCTGGTTCGACGGCATCGGCTCCTGGCTCGGCGGGCTGTTCCGGGCCGAGGGCGGGCCGGTCGCAGCCGGCCAGCCCTACATCGTCGGCGAGCGCGGGCCGGAGTGGTTCGTGCCGGACCGCGGCGGGACCGTGCTGCCGAACGGCATGGCGCCGGGCGGGCCGGTCATCCAGCAGACCATCAACATCGACGCGCGTGGGGCGGACGCCGGCGTCGAGGCGCGGCTGCGGCTGCTCGCTGGCCAGATCGCGCGGCAGGCCTCGGCGATGACGCTGGACGCGATCCGCCGCGGCGGCAGCGCCTACGAGACGGTGCGGGGGTAGCGGCGATGGTCGAGTATGCCTGGCCCGAGGCGCTGCGCCCGACGCGGCTGACCTTCTACCTCCAGCACAACACCACGCGCTTCGTCTCGCCGGTCACCCGCGCCACCCAGGTGCTGCGGCGTGAGGGCGCGCGCTGGGTGGCGCAGGCGACCTTCGACCCGCTCGACCGCGTGCGGGCAGGCCTGCTCGAAGGGCTGCTCGCCGCGCTGGCCGGTTCGGTGAACACCGTCCGCGTCTGGGACTGGCGGCGGGAGTTCCGCACCGGCGACCCGCGCAGCCAGGGCGACGTGCCGAGCGGGCCGTTCTCCTACTCCGACGCCACCATCTTCACCGACGGCACCGGCTTCGTGGTGGGCTCGGGCAACCCGGCGCTGGCGGCCGGCGCGCCGCGTGGGGCGCTCGCGATCCAGACCGCGGGCTGGTGGCCGAATGGTGTGGCGGTCGGCGCGGGCGACCTGATCGGCCTGGCGGGGCGGCTCTACATCGCGACCGAGACGGTGACCGCATCCGGTGCCGGCACCGCCACCATCCCGATTGCGCCGCCGCTGCGCGAGGCGCTGCTGATCAACCAGCCGCTGGTGCTGACCAGGCCCACCGTCGCCATGCGCCTGGTGTCCGACGACGAGGCCGCCAACCCGACGCGGCCGGGCCGCTTCACGGCGATCACCATCCGCCTCGAGGAGGCTCTGTGATGTCGGACAGCAACGGCACGCCCCGGCTGTCGCCGCATGCGGCCTCCTCCGCCACCTCGCCGGTCGCGGCCCCGGTCGTGCTGGTCGAGCTCGACTTCGCCTCCGGCCCCTTCCGCGCCTGGACCGGGCTCGGCCAGCTGAACTGGGCGGGGAAGGTGTTCGAGGGCGTGGGCTCGATCGGCGCGGTCGGCGAGGTCGAGGAGACGGTCGAGCTGCGTGCCGTGCGGCTGACCCTGGCACTCTCGCCGGTGCCGCAGGAGGTGGTCGACATCGCGCTGGCCGAGCGGAGCTTCCGGCTGCGGCCGGCCCGGCTGTGGGGCGCGCTGCTCGACGCGGAGGGCGCCTTCGTCGCCGACCCGTTCCCGCTCTGGGCCGGGCTGATGGACACCATGGAGGTGACCGACGGCGCCGAGCCGCGCGTCGCGCTCACCTGCGAGAGCCGGCTTGTCGACCTCGAGCGCGCCGAGGTGCGCCGCTACACCGACGCCGACCAGCAGGCCGAGTATCCGGGCGACCGCTTCTTCGAATACGTCCCCGCCCTGCAGGAGGCGGAGATCCGGCTGCCGGCGCAGTGACACGGCGGCCGGACTGGGCGGCGCGGCTGGCAGCCCTGCTGTCGGCGGTGGAGACGCGCGCCTTCGACGCCCATCGCTGGAACTGTGGGCGGTTCGCGCTGGCGGCCATCGAGGCGGTGACGGGAGCGCGGCCCGCCTTCCGGGTGTTGCCCGATCTGGCTGCCTCTGCCGACAGCGCCGGCTTCCCGCGTGTGGCGCCGCTGCGGGCGCGCATGGGCGACGTCGTCCTCGCGCCCGATCCCGACCGTCTCGGCGTGGTGCTCGACGCCGGCCGCGTCGCGTTCGTCGGGCCGC